CTGAAAACCTATAAGGCTACAGGTAAGTTACCCGCGTTAGGGATCAGACAAAATGGTTGGGTGAAGAAGATAATCAACTATGTTGATTGTCAACCTCATCACGTTTTTAACTTCCTAAAAGGAATTTATTCCTGGAAGGGAGATATCAATGTTGATGAGACTTCCCGGTGTTATCATAGGAAACTCTCTGATAAAAGAGAACCCTATGAAGCCCCTAGCTACTTAACGCTGTGGCTAGGTTCACTTGGAAAAGGTAAGGAGCAACTTTATGTTGAATATTGGGAGAACAGGAGGAGAAGTTCCTCTTTGTGGCACCGATATTGTAAACATCACTCAGTTAATGAGTGGTTGCGTTACTGGTTCCAGTGGAAGCACCGATTCCGTTTTCCTTCAAAAGAGGAAATCGGTTCCCAAGCATCGTTGGAGAGACCCGTCTTTCCGGAAATGTACAAGGATTATGATCCCACTAGGCAAGAGGGATCATCCAGTCTCGAAAGAGATCTAGTAAATTTTCTTATGCATTTAGTTGGGAGAGACGATATACCCGTAGAACCTCCACCGAGTATCTTGGTGGAGTATCTTCTACACAACAAATCCGAGGAGATAAAGGATATGTATCATGAGATGCAGTTGGGTAATTACCCACTGCAGTTTCGTAATACTGACTTTATGTCTGGTGCTTATGTTGGTGATATACATTATATCCCCAAGGGAGGCACAGGGTCTCGCCCGATAGCAGTTCCTAATTGTTTCCTTTAAGAGGGTTTGGTTTCCCTCTATGGATACCTTAAGATATTGCTTGGACGTTTGTCCACGGACGCTACCTTTGATCAGGAGAAGTTTGATCCCGTGATTCAATCACGGGTAACAACTGATTCCCGATTCGTTGGATCTGTTGATCTCACTGAAGCTACTGATAACCTTCCGATGGATTGGATACTCTGGTTTGTCACCAAGAATATCCTACCTTATCCGAAAGGTTGGGAATCGCTAAGACTGTTTCAGTACTTAGCGCGTTCACAGTGGAACAATGATGGGTATATGAGTAGGTGGACTGTAGGCCAACCACTTGGGACTTTACCATCCTTTTGTTGGTTGGGTCTTACCCATAATATCTTTCTAGAGAGTTTATCCCTCTGGTTAGGATTTGGGCATTCTCCGTACCGTGTATTGGGGGATGACGTTGTCATCTTCTCAAAACGGTTACATCGGAACTACATTCGGGAGTTTTCGAAAAGAGGTATTCCTCTATCGTTAACTAAAACGTATTCTGGTAAACTCACTGAGTTTGCCGGAAAAACGTTTATCAAGAGGTTAACACCCTTCTTGACCCCCGACCACAACGTTGTAACATTCTCCAATCTTTTTGATTGGCAGTTTGCTACTGGAATTCACATTCCATGGAGGAATCTTCCTAGGAAGATCCACAAACGTATTACTCGGTACACTGGTAAGCTGGCTATGTCAGGACAACAGTGCTATGAGTTGATACAGTACCTAGCTGTACCTTCTCGTGGTAGCACTCGTCACCCATTTCCTGACAAGAAATGGGAAGACATGCTGGTTCAACTATGGTTATTGCTCGAAGAAGAAACTCTTGAGCCTGACCATGGTCAGTTACATACGGGTATCATCTGTTTACAGGATATGGTTGGAGTTATTAACTCTCAACCCCTGGAAATGGGAGGATATTTCCGTAGGTATTACCAGACCCGCCTACCTGAGTGGTATCGACGAAAATTTCGTCCTACTACTACAGATAGGTTCTTCTCAACGGCCGTTGTGGCAGCAGAGAAGGTGGGATTACTGCGTAAGTAGTAATCCAAGGCTAAAATCTTCGAAAGAAGGTTTTAAGTAGGAGTTTCACCC